CGTCTTGCAAAATTTTTCCGCGTACGCAAAAACCACGACGGGAAAAATGTGGTCATGCGAAAACTCGGAGCGAAATTTCGAGCGCACTTCGCGGAGAATTTCCGATTTCCAAAAGCACGATGCGGGTTTCGAGGCGGTCTTGAATCGCCAAGATCATTTGAACTTCGCTGCGGAGCCGACGCTCTGACCAGGGCCGATTCATGTGATCCGGGTCACTCCGGGGCTGGGTCCAGGTCTGTGACCCAGGTCACACGAGGTCGGGTCTGTGACCCACGTCACCTGTGAGCCGGGTCACCACGAGTCTGAGCTGGCAAATCCGAATTCAGACGGGCTTTCGTTATAAAACCCAGACGGGCTTTCGTTATGAAATCCAGACGGAGTTTCGTTATCCGGAACGAATCTGAGCCCACGCTTGACTGACGTGTATGTGCTTTTCTGCGTGACGTGTGCAGCCTTTACTGCGTCGCTCTCCTGCGTGCCAAGTCAGTCTTGGCTGTGCGAGCGATCGACCGATTGGCGAGCGCAGCCGACCATCCGCCGGCAGGGCCGATCACTTTGTCGGAGCCGGGCACCGTGACTTGGCCGCGGGCACCGATTCGCAGTTTGTTGAGCGCCTGTGTCAGCGCGTCGACCTGATCGTCCGAGGTGTCGTGCGGGAAGTTCCGCAGCTCGCTGAGCAGGTCGGTCACCCACTCGTTGCCGGGGTCACCGGGGTGTGGCAGGTAGACGTTGCCGGACTCGACCTCGGGCGTGATGGCTCGCGCTCGCGCTTCCTTCCCGGTCACCGGGTTGATCGGTTTCAGGCCGGTGATCTCGTTCTTCAACGTGTCGATGATGGCGACGCCGTTCGCCTTCTCCTCGACCAGGCGCTCATGCACGAGATGGCCGCACGGCGACGAGAATGGGTTGTCGGTCACCGCCCACCGCTTCATCGCGGCAATCGACTGCGTGAAGCTCCAGCGTCCGCGCACCTGAGCGACCAGGAATCTGTTGGCTCGGTGCCGTACCCACCGTTGGCCGACCACCCAGTCTGAGTCCGACACGCCCTTGAACGCCATGTCCCAGGAGTCGAGCCATTCGCCGCCGACGATCGCGCTGGGATCCAGGTAGACCACCCGGCCATCGGCCGTCTCCCTCGACTGGTTCGAGGTCCAAAACCGCCACCAGCCCGAGTCGAAGATGGCGCCCTTCGCCGGTGCCGGCCGCTGCTGATACATCGCGCTGAACGTGTACGTCCCGACCGTCCGCTTCACGTCGGCCCACCGCTCGACGGCCACCTCCGGCGTCTCCTCGATCAGCGGCGAGAACAGCGGTTCACCCGGCTTGCGGCCGAGTGCGTCATCCGGGGTGTCCGCAATGGCCGGGAGGCTGAGCTTCTCCCACGCCTTCGGGTCACCCTCGAAGTCGTTGCTCAGCAACCGCCCGATGAAGTCGTCCTCATGCCACCGGGTCATGACGACCAGCACGAGGTACGGCGGTTCCAACCGGGTCAGCGCGACGCTCAGCCACCAGTCCCAGAGCGAGTTCCTGGTCGGCAGGCTGTGGGCCTCCACGAAATCCTTCACCGGGTCGTCAATGACCAGCACCCTGGCACCGCGACCGGTCAGCGCACCGCGCACCGAGGCCGCGAAGAGCCCGCCGCCTTCAAGCGTGGCCCACTGCGTACCGGCCCCACCGTCTCGCTCCAGGGAGATCCCGAGGTCAGGAGTGTCCTCGATCAGACGGCGGGTCTGACGAGCCCAGCCGCCGGTGAGGCCGCCGTCATAGGAGGTCGTGATGATCTTCCACTCGGGGTGCCGGCGCAGCATCCACAGCGGGCTGTAGAGGCTGAGCAGCGTGGACTTACCGGCCCGCGGCGGCATGGACACCGCAAGCATCCGATTCTTGCCGCGCTCCACGTCCCGTACCGCGTTGGCCAGCCGGTCCGAGAGGAACTTGGTGTGCGGCCGGATCACGTAGTCCGGGTCCAGCTCCTGCGCCTGCGCCGCCGGATTCGTCGGAATGCCGATGCCGTGCTGGATGCGGTAGTTCCGGGTGACTGTGGCGATTCGGCTGATAAGGTCGCGCACCTCGCTGTCCGAGGTAGCTCGGCTTGCCGCCTCCCGCAGACCGGCGATCAGCTTGGTGAACTGCTCCGGAGTCTGGTCCTCCCGCATCGAGAAGGGCGACCGCGCGGTGTTGGCGCTGAGATCAGGTGGATGTGGTTGGTTCGGGGTCCGCGTCAACGACTGTCGCCTCCCCCATCACGACGGTTTCCAGCGCGTGCAGCGCCTGCTCCATCTCCTGCCGAACGTTAATCGAGAGGCTGACCTTTGTCGGCTCATCGAGGCCGTTCATCTTGGCCCGGCGCTGGCTGATCCGCAGGAACATGTCGATGGCCTTCAGGTCGCCGGCAATCACCTGCGACCAGATCGCTGTCTGCGCCCGGTCGAGGCGTGCGTTCTCCAGGGCTCGCAGTTCATCTGCCGTCTCGTTGACGACCTTCGCCAGAATGTTGCCGACGAGTTCCTGCGCCTCCTTCGAGGTCGTGTCGATCCGGTCGCCGATTTGCTCATAGGAGAACCCGGCCATCAGCAGGCTCAGCGCCTGATTGCGCCGCTCCTTGTAGGCCGCGCGGGTCTTGGCCGGGGTGTTCACACCTTCGAGGCCACCGCCGATGAGCTGCAATGTCTCCTCGGACCCGGCAGAGGCAACCAACTTGGTGCTGCGCCTGCTCCGCGGCTTAGTCGTCGTCGGCGCCATCGTCCTTCACCAGTTCACGCAGCAGTGCCTTGTCGACGCCGGGCAGACTGCGGGTCCGCACCGGGAACTCATGACTGCATGAGGGGCAAACCACCTCGGTCGTGTGGCTTGCCGCCGGATCGCCCTCCGCGACCTTGTTCACCTTGTCTGTGGCATCCAGCATGTCCTGCTCGTTCACCGCGTCGGTGATCTGCCCGATCTCCATGTCGAGGTCCGGGAAGAACTCGGTGATCAGAGAGGTCTCGAACTCCCGCAGCTCGGTGACCAGCGCGTCGTGATCCCAGGAGGTCAGCTCGCCGGTCTTGTTGTCGACCAGCCGGTACTCCTTGACCTTCGTCTCCGGTAGGTGCGTGACCAGCACCGGGATCTTGGTCCAGCCGAGCTTCTTGAGGGCTTGCAGCCGGGTGTGGCCAACCACGATGACGTGGTCCTCGTCCACCACGATGGGCTGGACGTAGCCGTACAGCTCGATGGACCTCGCCACCGCGTCGACCGCTCCCTGCGGAATGCGCCTCGGGTTGCGGAAGTACGGCTTGATGTCGCCGATCGGCAGCTCGACGGTGTCCTGATGCAGGGCCGGGATGCTCATGCGGTGACCTCCAGGCGTCCGCTGCGGACCGCGTCGTGCGTGACGTTCATGGTCCAGGTGTGGAAGCACGACGGGCAGACGAACTCAGATGGCACCGCATCGACGGTGTCCCACGGCAGGGGCCGCGGAGTGTCCAGGTCGAGGTCGACGGTCGGCCCTGGGTCATCGATGGTCTGCGCCTCCGGGAAGTAGGCGCTCATCAGCTCGGCGTCGAGGTCGCCCAACTCGTCCATCAACTGCTCGAAATCCCAGGAGGTGTACTCCGCGACCCGGTTGTCCAGCACTCGCAGCTCTTTGACCTTGGCCGGGCTCAGCCCGCCGAGCTTGATGCAGGGCACGCGGGTGTCGACCTTGAGCCGGCGGAGCGCCGCATACCGGGTGTGCCCGATGACGATGGTGTTGTTGGCGTCGACCACGATCGGCTGCTGATAGCCGTAGTCCCGGATGCTGGCCGCGACTGCGCTCACCGCCTCCTCGGGAATCCTCCTCGGGTTCCGCCAGTACGGCACGATCTCGTCAACCAGGAGCTGGACGGTCGAAACCTGTTGCGCCCCATTGCCGGCGGACTCAGAAGTCTGTGGGGACGTGCTCATCCGGGTGCTCCTTCTGGTACTGGGCCTTTGCCTTTAGCTGGGGCGTAATGAGAACCGGTCGGCTGTATTCGGCATCGACGTAGAGCTTTGAGAACCCGGTGACGTGCTTGAGTCTCGCCAGCTCCTCCGCTTCCAGGCCGATCTTGTTGCAGATGTCCACGTCCGAGACGCCCTCGCGGAGCATCTGGAACACGAGGCTGCCCATCCCGGCAACCGAGTGCTTGCCGCGGGCTCGGTTGTGCCGGACGGTACTGGCCATCCGGTCCGCGATCGACTTGTCCAGCACCACGACCGGAAGGTAACCCGACCTCTCGTTGTAGATCTCCTCGAAGCGCCGCATCACCGTGTAGCGGTGGAAGCCGTCCACGATGACGTACTTGACCGGCTGGGCAGTGTCGTCCCGGATCGCCACGATGGGCTGCGTGTCC